TGGAGCTGGTCGAGCGGCAGAAGTGTTGCTGTCACGTCGTTGTTTACCACCGTGCCTGAGCCGTACGTGCTACCGGCGCCGGCTGTGAGGTTGATCGCCGCGGCCAAATTCGACAGGCTCGCGTTTATGGTCACGCCGCACAGCACCTCGAAGGCAGCACCCGTGAGCGTCGTTTTCCAGGTATAAACCGCAGTCGTGTTGCCGGCACCGTAGGTGCCAACCGTCACCGTCGCGTTGTTCGCTGGGATCCCGGATTGCGTCATGATGTCGGCGGCGGGGAGCAGTGCGGCTTCAATGAAGGTATCATCGCGCGGGCCGCCATCCGTGTCTGGCAGCAAACACTGGAAGTTAAATACGCCGTCGTTCGGTGTGGACGCCACGGCGCCGCCTTGCGCAGTCAGCGTGCGTGCATAGGACGACTCGTCAGCGATGCCGGACTCAAAGCCGCTCAGCCACACAACGTTGGACCAATGCGGATCACCAGCCCCGCGCGTAAAGGGCGCTGTTGGCGCAACAAATCCGCCTGTGTAGCGCGCGTAGCCTGCTGTGAGCCTAAATTCGTCAAAGAAGCCATCCAAGCTAGTGTCGGGCCGAACGCCGCTGCTGGCATAGTCCCCGCCGAGGATGGCCGTTGCAGTAGCGGCAAAGTAGGTGCTGACGTCGGTAGCCGGTAATCCGAGTTGGACGCCATCCACGAAAAACATGGTTTCCCCCGATGCGCGGGAGACTGCCACATGATACCAGCGGCCAGTCACTGGCACCCACGGATAGCTGAACACTTCGCTGACGGTCGTAGCAGTGCCATCGGTGGACGTCACAAATACCGTGTTGCCGTTCTCCAGCGACGGGCCGCCGATGTAGAGCTGATAGCTGCGCTTGTTGTTGTTGGCGTCCCACAGCCCAAAGATCACGGCCTTGTTTGAACCTGAAGGCAGGGCGTTGAACCGCACCTGGGCCTCTATCGTGAAATCTCCATTGCCAAGGTAGAGCGACGTGGCGGCGTCGGCGGAGACACCCACAGCGTTTGAACCTAACGAATTTAGGCTAGAGCGGTTGTCCAGGATGCCAGCACCAAACTTCTTGCGCGGTCGCGCAGCCCAGCCTTGTGCGGGTGCATCGGCATTTACCTGCAAAGTCGCCACGCGGCGATCGCCCAGCGGGAATGAGTTGTTGTGGGTGCCGGCCGTGTCGCGCACGACCAAATGCGCCACGTACCCTGTGCTTGCGCCTGGGCCGGCTACGGAAGCATTGAGTGCGAATTGGGCGACACCTCCCGCGGCGTACGGCGTAATCGAGCCTTGCATGCTTAGCCCACTGGCGTTGATGGTGGGCGAAGCTCCGCCATTCACGTAAAGCACAAAAGCGGCTGCCGTGATCGAAGTAACGTCAATGTGCATTTCTAGGAACGTATCCGTCTGCGCCACAATGACTGGCAGCGAAGTGGTACCCAGCAGGTTGTTATCCTTGTCGTACAGCGACAAAGCCCCTGTGGTTTCAACCACTAAGCGCACCAAATCGCGGTTAGAGGAATCCCTAAAGCTGATGATAGTTTGGCGCGAATTGCCAGTAGGCAAGGATGCAGCGGCGTAGTGCAGAGACACATTTAACACGGTTTTCGTGCTGGGCAGCACGCGCCGGGCGCTGTCACCTTGGCCACCGCGAAGATACGGCGTCAAATTCGAGGTATCCCATGGCAGCGTCGAAATTAGCGAAGCGTCGCTGACTTCGGCGTAGGGACCGGACAGCATAGCCGAGATGGCACGGTTCTGCGTTTTTCTATCTGTGCCAATGCCATAGTGCCCAAATCCGTCAACAATAATGTTGCTCATGTCGACAACCCCGCTTCTCTGCGCCGCTGGATGCGGATGCGCTCCTCAATACCGTGGTCACTGATGCGGTGAACACCCCATTGAGCGCTTTCACCATACCCGTAACCAACCGAATAGACAACACCATCGTCGCCCACGAAAATCACCGAGTCTGACACTGCACACATGGTGCCTGCGACAACTCCGCGCTGATAAACCCGGCCTTGTACCGGCAGCCAGGGGGCGTCGTCGTTGCCTGTGGCATACCAGTTTTCTGTCGAGCCGCCGCCCGAAATGAGCACCTGATCCCCGACTTCCATCATGTCAACGATGTTGTCAGGGTGGCTTTCCTTCTCGGCGTAGTCGAGTGGATCAATTTCGATGGCTCCGGGCTTCAGCCAGAAGAACTGTTGCGAGTTGGCGGCTGACACCAGCACATAGCCGGCGCTGGAGGACAAGGCCTTGGCACCTTTGCCGTCCGGCATAGTGACACCGCTCAGCGCGTGCGTGCCGCCACCGGTCATTGTGGCTGCGCTCCAGGTCAAATAGGAGCCTGAGACAATCGTCGTGGCGATGCTGTTGGCGTCGGTGTAGTTGCTGATTGCAGTCAGGATCATGCGACTGATCGCCGCGGAACCGCCGGAAAGCGTCGTGCCGCCCCAGGCCACACCGGTGCCACTGTAGACGGTAGTGGTGATTTCGTTGCCAGCGGCACCGCCCGACAGCGCGGTAATGTCCAATGTGGTGGCCGTATAGAGCGCCGAAACGTCGGCTGCGGCAGCCGTGACATAGGTCGTGTTGTAGGTGATACCGGCCGTTCCATTGTAGTTAATCAGTTTGGCCATGTTCGTCAGCGCCATGGCATCGTTGTCTCCCAGCGCAGCGATGTACGGGTTGGCAGAGGTGCCAGCCTGATCCGCTGTGGCAATCGCGCCCCAGGTGTAGTAATACCCATCAATTTCAATCACTTGACTGGTGATCGGCGTCGTGACCGTAAGCGTGCCTGTGGCGACCGTGGCCTCATTGGCTGTCGCCGTCAGATCGGTGCGAGGCCCACCAAGCGTGGGGCTATAGTCGATACCGGCCGTACCGGCGAAGTTGAGCATGTTCGCCATGGAGCCGAGCGGATCATTGGTCAGCAAGGCCAGGAAGGGATGCGCAGACGTGCCATCGGCGAGCGCGGACGACACGTCCGTGTTCCAGGCATAATAGGTCGTCCCGATCTTGATTACTTGCGTGGTGATCGCATGCGCGGCGTCCCACTTCAGGGTGGCAGTCGCGTGCGTCCCGCCGCCGTACCACTGAAGCAGCAGGCCATCAGTGATGAACAGATATTCGTAGCCAATACCCTTCATCCAGCCAATCTGGGGCACGCCTGTGCCGTTGATGATGCCTCCAATGTGCGTCTTGTGGGTGCCATCCCAGCGATAAAGGTCCGGGCCGGACACCACGAACAGGTCGCTGCCCATGAAGCCAGGGCGCGAGAATGTCCGGCGAATTTTGCCGGCGCCGAAGGTATTGAGCAGAGTTGTGCCGCAGCGGGACAGCAAGGCGCTGCCCTCACGCAGATTGGTGATGTTTTTCTCCAGATAGCGGTTCTCCAGAACCACCTCCGGTTCGCCGGCAAAAACGCGCTTGTAGGCGCCTTGACCAAGAGGAATGTTGACCATTAGGACCACCACCTTCCTGCGGCTGTGCTTTGCAAGGTGCGCGGGGTGCTGCCAGACCCGTAGGTCGTGGTGCCAGCTTGCCTGTAGCGCGCCTGGAGCTTCCTGAGCATTGTGGTGAACATCAATTGCGTCACAGGATGCACCTTTTTCTCCATAGAAGGCGCCATGCGGATTGCGAGCGCACAAATCCACAGATCGTCCAGCTCGGGCGGGAAGGGGCACTGATCGGTCAGCAGCATGTCTTTAATCGTGGTCCAGCGACCGGTATCGCCGCGATACAGCCATTCCTGGGGCTCCGATGTAACGGTCAGCGTAACCGTGTCAGCATCGTCAATGAGCCGGCCATTGCCGTCGATCACCAGCGTGGCGTCGGGGCCATCACCGGTCTTTTCGCCGCTCGCGACGAAGAAGCCCATGCGTGTGCCGTCATCAGGTGCTTCGGGGAACCATGCGGTTTCGTTCTTCTGGCCCCACACGATCCGTGTGTTTTTGGGCGGATAGCGATAGATCATGGCGCTGCTATCAGTGGCATAGGGCGATCCCAACATCACGCCGGAGGCGTCAAGCGGGAAGGGCATTTGCGGAAAGTTGGCTGCCACGCTGGCGGTGCGCTGCGGGGCCGGGATAAGCCAATCCTGAAGGGGCTCGCCCATCTCATAGCCGAACACCCCGTGGATGTAGCGGTTGAGCTTGGCCAGCCCCTCGGCCAGCTCCGCATCGGTCGGAACTGCTTCGGCGTCAATCAGATTGCCTTCGCGGAAAGCTGCTTGCACAAGGGTGCTGGCCAAGGTCATGGGCTTACTCCTTCAGAGTTTCGGGCTCGCCTTGGGCTGCGGGCGGCGCGGATGTCGCCGGCAAAAGGGCCAGTAATTTACGCGTGGAGATGTCGGCCGGGAAGCTCACCTGTCCGCCATCTTTGTCCGTCAAGTAGGCGATCGCCGACTCGCGGAGCTGCTTCTCAAGCGCGGCGGTGCCGGCATTTTTCTTGAACTCGATACCGCCGCTGACGAGGGCAGCGATGACTTCCTCGCGCGTCAGCTTGTCCACAGGCGGTGCAGCCGGTTCGGGCTTCTTGTCGTCAATGTGGTGGTCGGGATGCTTCGTGGTCCAGCCTTCGGGAACTTCGTCGGCCGACTGGAAGATACGCGCCTCGCCATCGGGGCTGTAATAATAGGCTGGAAAGCCAGGGGTTTTGGACATCTGTGTCTCCTTCTCATATGATTGAGGCGCCACACTAAGCAGCGCAGCGCCTCAGACCTTACACTAGGATGGCTTAGAACGCCACCCAATTGGTTCCGTTGTAGAAGGCTGCGATCACGTAGGCGCCAGCTCCGGCGGCGACGGTTGCACCCTTGGCATAGGCGGCGAAGGCGTCCGTGACGATCACTACCTTGCCCGTAGTCGGCGTCGGCAGTGTGGCGAAGGTCACAACCGGGATTGAGGAGGCGGCGGTCGCCAGGGCTACCGTGAACAGAGTTGATGGATTGACCCACGCCGAGCCGCTCCAAAGCGTCAATGTGTTGGTGTCGGTCGCGTAGAAGAACGCGAAGGTATGGTCGGGAACGTCGGGCGTGGTGGGACGCTCGGCGGCTAGACCGGATCGTACTGCCGTTGCCCAAAGGGAGTTGGCCATGGTCGATACTCCTTGTGTGAGAGTGAAGGGCCAGGGCATGCCGTCAGCAGAGGCCCTGGTCTTGTCACATTACGAGTTCGGCCCAATCAGGCGCGTACCCAGCTCGGTGTCCATGCACGCACCGCCGTAGATCATGTCCCAACGATGGACATGCTGGCCGGTCGTGATGTCCGAACCTCTCCAGTACCGGATCGAAATGCCGGTATCGGGATCGGTGGCGAACGACGCCACACCAGTGAACGGCATTTCCAGGCGGGCCGACACGAGGGCGAGGGCACGCTTGTGGAAGACGCTGCGAACCGGGACGTTGATGCTCGGGGCACCAGCGAACTGGATGTAGGCGTTGTCGGCCGGCACGCTGTCCACGGTCGCAAAGGCCGAGTTGGCGTAGGTGTTGACCCCATCGCTCGTGCCCTGGACGATGATCGCCGGGGTGATGGAGAGCGCCGCGGCCGAGCTGACAACCGTGGCAGCCGTGAGGACGGTGAACTGCTGCAAGTACGGCAGCTTGACTTGCTGACGCCAATCCCAGGCATAGACGCCCGCGATGGTGAACACGGCGCCCGCTTCGATAGTCTGGGCGGTCGTGCCCGTGATGTTCAACGTCTGGATGTTGCCAGCCGTCAGGCCCGAACCCTTCACGTCGCGGTAGTTGACGTTCTGGTTGGCGCCGGACACCTGCGAACCGGTGCTGGAGCCGTTACCCTGCGTGCGGGTACCGGTGGAGAGCGTCGGGATTTGCTGCGTCGAGTACCAGTCCACCTCGGAAATCAGCGGAATGCGGGTCTTTTCGAGCGCCGTCCGATTGACATCGGGGGTGAAGTCGGAGAGCAACGCGCCGCGGATCAGCTCGCCGTCGCCGTAGCCGAGCACGCCGCTGATGTTCGCATTCGGAACGCCCTGCGCCATCAGGCGGGTGGGGGCGGCGAAGGCGGCTTGCGGCTTGTTGATCGACTTCGTGAGCAGCGTCGCGTTCGACAGTGCGTCGGAGCCGGCTACGTCGGTGTTGCCACCGGACACCCAACTATGGAAGCCGAGGGTCAGGCGCGAGATGAACTTGTCCACGTCCGTGGCCAGGGTGACCGCGGCGGATTTCAACGTCTCGTTCTTGAGCAAGTCGTTGAACGACTGGACGTATTCCAGGTCGCCGATGGAAATGTGGACGTTCTTGTATTCCGTGACGCTGATCGGAACCGAACCGGTCACAACGTCCTGAGCCTTCAGGGACGCGCCGGAGGTTGCGACGAACCGGGGCGGTTTCTTGACGCTGATCGCCAGTCCGTTTTCATTGGTCACTTGGTCCTTGAACTGACCGTCCACGAGCCGACCCCACACAAGAGAGTTCTTGAGCAGGAGCAGCATGACGTTCGCGTAAACCTGCGAGTTGAGGAATGCGTTGGCCATTGACTGTTACTCCCTTATCTGCGACGGGCGCTTGCCTGGGCCATGGCCTCGAAGGCTCTAAAGTCCTGGGTAGCGCCGTCAACTTGGTTGCTGCCGCTTCCCCCTTTCATCGTTTTGATGGGTTCGGGGGCCTTTGTCGTCTTTGCCACCCGTTTCGGATCCACTTGCGTGGTGTCCTGCTGGGTGGATGCGTCCGACGACGCGGACGAGAACTTCGCTTCTAAGCGACCAAAGGCAGCAGCCTGCCCAAGGGGGGACAGACCGGCAATTCTGGCAGCCTCTTTGGGGTTGGTTGCCAGATGATAGGCCACCCTGTGACCTACTTCGCTCTCGGTAATCAGTTGGAGCATCGGCGCCGAGCACGCCCAGGTTCCTTGCTTTGCGCCGTCCAGGACCACTTCCTCGAAGTCGTCAAATTCGGCGTTACCATGTTCCAGTGTAATATCGGTCTGCCGGCGCAGGTTGTCAAGATTGCTCTGCGCCTGGGCCGCTTGGCTGGATTTGGCCGTTTCCTGCTTGTAGGCTTCGGCTTCCTGCTTGGCCTCGTAACGCGCGAGGGCGCGGATGAACTTGCTGTCCAGCTCGCCAAACTCGAAGTCCTTCGGATCGGGCTCCTTGCCGGCGGCAGACGGAACTACCTTGGTGTCGGTGGTGGCAGGCTTAAGCGTGTCCGCTTCATAGGCTGCGAGCCGGCGTTGCAGCTCCGCTTTTTCGCCTTCAGACACAGCAGCGCGACGCTCAGCAGCACCAGCCTGTCGCCGATAGTTGTTGATACGGTCCTGGACGGTTCGCTTGGAGCCGCCTTTGGCGTCGGTTTGCTTCTTGGCGATAGCGTCGGCAACGGCTTTCTCCCTTTCATCGTCGGACAAGGTGTCGCCCTTGGTGGCCTCGGCCGCATCGACTGCGGCGTCTTCCTCCTCGGTGGACAGATCGACCGGCTTGGCCGCAGCCTTCTCGGCCTTGGCAGCAGTATCGGCACGCACCTTGTCGTCCGCCGCCTGGGCGGCTTTGGACTGGTCACGCTGTGCTTGACGGGCCGCGAGGGTTGCATTTTCCTCGGGAAGTGGCGCCCCATCGGACGTATCGCCATCGGTGCTCGCGAACGTCTTGAACTTGGCCATTTCGTCTTCAACGGAGGGGCGATCCGCCACTGCGTCACTTTGTGCTGTGCTCATGTTGTCTCCTTTTATGTGCCTTGGACCGTTTTCATGGTTTCCAGGTGGGTACGAATTTCGCGGTCAGTCATCTGAGACGCGACGTTCTGTGCGGCGAGATTATCCTTGGCCGGGGTCGATTGCGCCTGGGCCATGAAGCTCTGTGCGCGTGCGGCATTAACGGCCGTTTCTGACTGGAGCTTCTGGTACTGCGCGTTCGCCATGGCGTCGGCCTGCTGCTGCTGAGCCTGTGCGCCCTGCGCCTTGCCCTGTTGTTGTTGTTGCTCCTCCGGCGACAGATCGTCAAGAGGAACGGTTCCCGGCGGCATGGTGGCGCGGATGCGGGCGGCGATTTCGTCGGCCATCGGCCAATCCTGTGCCTGGACATACAGGTCCATGAACAAGGCCAGGGACTGCGGCGCCGCGTTGGCGAGAGCGGTCATGCTGGCGAGGGCTTCCATGCGCTTTGTGGCGTAGCTCGGGCCGGTGATGATGCTGACCGAATACTTGCCGAAGGTGATGTCGATTGCGTCCGGGTCGTCAGGGTCGTTGATCTTTACCAGCTTCTGCTGCTGCTTCTGGCCGAGCACTTTGATGGTGCGCGCCGTGTCGTAGACGGTCGAGACAAGCTCGTTAAGGGTCACACCGCACTGCTCCAGCGCCATGTTCAGGTTGTCGTGATAGATCACCGTTCCGGTGTCGCTCACGCGCTGGCGGGCCATGATGGCCGCGCCGGACACTTCGTTCGACGGCATGCCAAGGTTGGCCTCGTGGATGTTGGACACGTCCTTGATGTCCTGCGTCGAGGTTTCAGCCTGCGCCATCAGCGAATTTTCAATCTGGGCGGGCGCGACGCGCTCGGGCTTGCCGCCGCTGTCGTCGTTGTAGACCAGCAGCGGATCATCGCTGAGATGCGCATTGCGGAATGCGGCTTCACGGCCCTGCACAACTGACGCGCCGGCAATCCACACCTGCCGCGGGGTCTGCATGATGCGCTCGGCGACCACTGACCGCCAGAAGTTGTGGTAACGTTGGGGGTCCTTCAGGAAGCGCGTGATGCCCCAGCGGTGGACGCTTGAGCCGACGTTCATTTCCCAGCCGGGCACCCGGAAGACCGGAACGCGGCTGATGTCGAGCTGGTAGGGGCCTTCGAGCAAGTTGGCCGCGGACAGGATATACATTTCCGCGAATGGGCGCTGCACGTCGCGAATATAGGGCGAGCCGTCAGGCTTCTGCTTGACTTTCGCCAGAACTTGTAGGGCTTCACCCGGCTCTTTCAGCTCGTCGGTGATGTCCTGCGTGGTACCGTCCATCATCAGCGCCATCGTGCGCGGCCGAGTGCGCATGCGCCAGTAGCTGCACACGCGGATGTCGTCTTGGGCGATCCAGCCGTTCATGCGAAGGTCACCGCGAAGCGCTGCGTCTTGGATGACATCGCCCGGCGTGGCCCACGGCCAGCGCTTATAGAAATCTCGCTTGGAGAAGGTGTCGATCACGGCCACATGCCGGGCGTCGGAGCCGGTCGGGTCGGTGCGCATGCGATCCCACAACACGGACAGATGGTCGTTGATGGCACTGATCTTGATGTCCTGAACGAACACATCCACCGGGTTCCAGTCCAATTCGATTTGAAAATTCCCGATCCCGCATCCCACGGCGCCTTCCATGGCGCGGTCGTAGGCAAGCTCAGCTCGGCTGGTCTTCTGGATGTTGCGGATCAGGCCCTCGCGGATTTGCGCGGCGGCTTGCTGCTCGTCGTTGTCCGGGATCACCCTGATCGTCGTTTCATTGATGCGGCGGTTGCCCACCACCTGGGCGATGAATGCCGGCAGGCGGTTGATGGTCAGGGTGGGCTTGCGCGCGGCCTCACGTTGCTGGCGCACGATGTCGTCCCACTGGTCGCCGACGATGAACCGCAAATCCTCCAGCGCCGCCTCGCGGTTTAGCCGGTCGTAGTTGATGTCGTCGTTCATCTCGCGAATGACATCCGTCAGGAACGTGTGTTCGTCGGTGTAGTCGTCAGGCAGCCGGATGTCAGGGCGCTTGGCAGCAGCGCCTGGGTCAGGTTGTTCGTTAAACAGGTCTTGTTTCATTCATCACCCCATCCAGCCGTGTGGCCCACTAGGCGAAATGCCGCCAAACACTGGCCCCTGTTGTACCGCAGTTTGCTGGGGAGCGTCAAGGTTGGCAAAAACCGCGCCCGGCTTGGGCTCGCGGTAATTTGGGAAATACTCGTTTGAGGCGAAAGTCAGCACAATCGCGTCGGCCAGATCGGGCGAGCGGATGCCACGTTCCTTCATCTCTTTCTTGCTTTCCAGCATGAAGTCGTTGTTTGGCAACGGCTTTTGGCGCGGCGCCGACAGATCGGACAGCAGCGTATCTTCGTCAGGCAGATCGGCGCCCTCCTCGCCTGTCAACCATTCCTGGCAGCGCTTCCACATTTCGGCGCGGCGGTTCTTGGGGCCGGGGATTTTGGGCT